CCTACCTGCACGTCTACGAAGACCCCGGCTGCACGCCACTCATCAAGCGCGATGAAGACTTGCGTTGCGAGAGTCTGGCTTTGCGTCTGGTAAGCAGCGGGTGTCGGTGTAGTGGCAATCAACGACCCTGTGAAGGCGTCGGCGATCACAAGATTCACGGACTTCGCCGGTCGGCCAAACTCGTCGAGAACTTCGAACGCAGTGGCGCGGCGGACGCCGCTGACCGACTCGGCAGCAGTCTGAATCGCAGCCAGCGTGCCACGCCGTGCGGTGACGAAGAAGCGTCGCGCCCTCTCACGGAGTTGATCGTCTTTCTCCTCGTCGTCCGCACCCGCAGTCGCGAGTGTGTTGGTCACAACCAAGTCACCAGGAGCGCCAGGCGGCATGTCTAGGATGTTGGTGATCGTACCAACAGCCGCTTGCTGCGAAAGCCCCGCATCTGCTGAACGCACCGACACAAGCACCGGGCCAGTTGACCCGCCCGGAAACACACCGCTCGTGATCACAAGGAAGGTCTTGCCGTCCGTCGTCTGGAGGCGGGTGTTGACCGGAATGGAGAAGGCGGCGGGGTTGGCCACAGCCGTACTGAACGCGACGGTTCCGAACGATGGCGTGGCAGGCTTGCGCAGAATGTTGTAGCGGTCGAAGACGAGACGATCGAGTGCGCGCTTCTGTGCAGAGTCAAGGAAGAGTGAAGCGGCGACGCGTGCGAGCTGCCCTGTCACCTCGTCAGCGACAGCAGCGCTGGCAGCGACGAGAACGTTCGCATCCGTGCCTGGTCGATCTAGAACTTCAACCGTAAGCTTGGAGTTCTTGCCAAGCACCTCGTCGCGAGCGACGCGGAAGTATTCACTGAACGGAGGAAAGTCGGGCATGGCGTTGCCTCGTCAGAGAGAGACTAGCGCACCGGGCGCGGTGATGGGGATGACAACTTCTTCATTCGAGCGGCGCAAGACAGCCGAGACCTGAATCGTGAGTACGTTGTCACCGGAGAGGCTCAAGCTCACGGCGACGCGAAGGAACTCGGGTTCGCGGAGCAACTGCTGCTGAATGGCCACTTGAAGCTTGATGAGATCGTTGCCAGGCAGCGGTTCCTTGACGCGGAAGCCGATCCCATAGGCGCTGTTCAAGTAGAAGAACTCCCCAGGCATCGTGACCAAGCGTCGAATGATCAGCTTGCGCAGGAACTCAACACCGCCGTGCACGGTGTAGTCGCCATCAGATCCAACCTCATAGACACCACCGATGCTTGTCTCGCTCGTAGACACGTTTCGGAGATCAAGCAGTGCTGTTGGTGCTCGCGTGACCGGAACGAACGCGCAGCCTGCGAAGGCCGCGCTCGTTGGCGGTGTAATCGGGCCACCGGAAGAGTCTACAAGTGTCGTGCTCGACACTGCGTGCTGGATCAAGGCGTGTCCTAGTTTGTCGAGCGTGTAGAGGTCGAAGACCGTTGTGGAGATCTGCGCGGCTGCCAGTACCAAAAGCTGCGCACCCGAATCAGATCGAGTGACTTGCCACGTCTTCGGATTGAGCGCATCTCCTGTGTCGAGGGGGCTCACAGCGCGTGGTGCAATGGACAAGACCACGCGCACCGTGCGTTCGCTGGTTGCGTACGCTTGAGTGATCGAAAGCGTGCCTGCGGGGCCGAAGCCGTAGGGGAACAATCCATAGGGCGAGAGTCCCCAGCCGCTAGGTCCAGGAATCGGCAGAGGCATCACTCACCCTTGATTTTGGTGGAGAGGTAGTTGCTGCGCGCCTGCTTGAACTGGCTGATTGCTTCGCTTAGAGCTTGCGCGAGTGGGATCACTGCCGCGACCGTCAACGCGCCGTTTGGGGGTGTTGGCGGCGCGCTTTGAAGTCCATTCGAGAACACGGTCAGGGCGTCGAGAAACGCGCCCAAAGCGTCCGCGTAGTCGTCTCCGCGAACGAACGCCTGCTCGGCAGATTGGAGTTTGATGACTCCGTTGTCGCTCGTCTTGAGAATGTAGTTCTTGCCAGGCTCGATCACATCGATCGTGTCTTCGGCAGGGTCTTCGCCAGATCCAAAGTCGGTCGCAGGCTTGTCCCCTGCATTCCACATCCGCGCGACGATCACTGGCCCATGACCAGGGTCGCCCATAGGAACAGCGACCAGCACCGTGTCATCGACGCGCACAGGGCGCCACGAGCCGAAGCGAGAGCCCGCGTATGCTGCACCGATCAACGCAGTCTCGAAGTCGCCGCTAGGCTGGTATTGCACATCAGCGAACAGCCCCTCGTCCGAGTCATACCCAACATCCTTCACGACAGCGAGTGTGAGCCAGACTCGCGGATCGATGCCAGGGCGTGAGACCGCAGAGGCCATGCGGCCTACGTCTGCGCTGCGTCGGATGCGTCGGATGGTCATGTCGTGCCACCACTGCCGAGCACGTTGACTGGAGCATCTTGAGAGATGCCCGATTCGGTGCGCGAAGCCCCGCTCTGCACCGTCGATTCGGTGGGCGGCTCAGTCGCGCCAGTTTCCCACCAAGGGAGTGCCTCCTCCGTGTCCTGCGGTGCGCTCAGTTGATTGCGGACGACGACATAGTTCTGGAAGTCGAAGTCGACCTTGATCCCGCTCTTCGCGTCCCACGCGAACTTGACCGTGGAGACCCGAAAGAACCGTTGCAGTTCTTGGATCTGCCCGCGACCTGTCGCCACGATCACGCGAGCTAGATTCTCATCGCCGATGCGGCTGTTGACTTCCTGCACAGCTTCTTCAAAGGAAGACCGAGACAGGCTCGTCAACGTCGAGATCAAGGGCGGTGAACTGGTGACAGCTCTACCGTCAACGAAGAACTCTACGCCGTCTCCGGGTTGGAGCCGAAGTAGATCTGGATCATCGTTGTCGCCGCCGAAACTCGTGACGTTCTTCGTTGAGACCGTACCACCCATCTCGCCACGGCCGATTTCTTCGTAGACACCGCGAGCGATCTCGCTCAACCGCGTCGCATCGGTGATGCCCGCGACGGGCACATTCAAGATCTCTTCATGCGCGACTTGTCCGCTAGGCGCAACACGCGTTCGCCTGGAGGCTTCTGGCGCAGCAGCAGGAGGCCAACGGCCCTCAACCATGCGGTCCGCACCGCGCGCGGTGCTCGACGTGTCTACAGAGACGCAGCGGACAACGCGAGGGCGCTGAAACCCACCGTATTTCCGATCAAAGCTAAGCGTCTGCACATCGCGTCCGTACACGAGGCGCCGAACGCGCAGTGGCGGCGTCAACGCTTGATCCGCTGTAGCGTCTCGGGATCTCGGTTCGCCGTTTGCGAATGGGGTGGGGACAGTCGGGTCAAACTGCTGCTCGAAGATCGACCGAGAAGGCCGCAGTACCAAGTTCCGGCCCACAAAGTAGGGGATGGCGCCGACCAGGTAGCACGCACGGACGATTAGATCCCAAAAGTTCAGATTCCCGCTGTCGGCGTTCGGCGTCCCACGGCCGCCGCGCCTCTGCCCGCGCGCGCCTCTACGATTGCGTGGAACGACGCCGACGTTGCCAGGACTGGGCAACTGTCCGTTGGGCCACTCCGAGGGGTTCACTTGAACAGTGATCTCTTGAAAGAGCGGATTGTAGTTCAGGATCGTCTGAACAACCGTTTGGATGTTCGCGCCCCAATCGAGGCTCTCCAGAAGTTGCGCCTGCGCACCCGGCAGCACACCGATCGGCGTATCGAGAAGAACGCCTCGCAGGTCTCTGCCTCGAAAAGAGATCACAGAGCCGTCGTTATCGTGTGTGACGCCCCACTCATCGACGAGCCCGACGAGGCGCAGGGTATCTGGGTTGGGGCCGCTGCCTCGGCGTGTCTGAAGCACAGAGCGGCGTGAACCGCCTGGATTGGTCTGCGTCATGCCAGCGCCGAAGTCGGCTGCGGATACAGTGCCTACGTGCACCTCAACCGACGCGGCGCGAACAGTACGCGGGTCGATAGGCAGATCTCTGAAGTCGAACTCGCACGAGAACTGCCCTGCTTGCCGATACCCCGGAAGCTCGACCGAAGCGCTGCGCGGAATGCGCCCGAAGATGTAGCTGACGTTCCTGGTGCCGCGCTGCGTCAGTAGAGGCTGGCCTGCTGCCTGCCCACCACCGATAGCAGGTCGCTCCACAGAACCCTGCGTCGTCTGCGGCGCAAGCGCGGGTTGCAGATGCAGCGCCTCATCGAACATGAGGCGGATGTCAATGACGACACTGGGGTAGAACGTCGGCACCTTACACCGTCGCGTCCACAGTCGTGAGCCGTGGTACCAAGATCAGCGCGCCTTCCACAAGCTGTGGCGTGTTGAGATTGTTGTAGACCATCAACCGCTGCCACTCGAACGGTGTGCCGTAGAACTGTTCAGACACACCACGGAGGTCGTCTCCACGTCGCGCCGTGTAGATGCCTAGAAGCCGCACGTCGATCTCGCTGAGCGCTTTCGCCTTGTACTCGATCGCAGTTCGACGGAGAGCGTTCGCATCATCGATCAACGTGCGAACGTAGGTGTCGGCGACAATCCGATCAGCAAAGGTCAAAGAGGCGATGGGCGCTGCTGTGTTGATGGCAAACCAAGGAGTCTCAGAGAGCGCGGCAATCAGTGCCTCGCTGTCAGCCTGGACACTGTTGCAGAGAGAAACCATCCGACGTGTCGCGTCGCTTGGCGGCGAAGCCTGTTGATTGAGGCTGGTGTTGGTGCCCTGAGCAGACTGCACAATCGTGTTGACTGCGGAGAGCACGGTGATCACTTGCGCTTGCCGCTGCTGTGCAATAGCGAATCGAAACACCGAGTCGTTCTGGAGTTTCTGGTTCTGCTGGCTAAGAAGATCGCTTGTGTCGCCAACACCCGTCTCTTGTGTCACAACGGCGGGCTGCGTTGGTTCCCCACGAGAGATCCACTGGAACTCCATCTCCCATTCGACATCATGGGTGTTCTGCCATTTCTTGCGGAAAGTGGTCAGATGCCCGTGCCGGGTCTGATTGTCCCAAGTGACTTCAAGCAACTGCCCCTCGCGCACGATCGAGTCGAACAGCGCAATGGCGTCGCGGGCGGTGTCCACACGGGCGTCATTGACAGTGATCGGCGTCAAGACATTCGTGATCGTGCCAGCAACGCCAGCGACATTCGCGCCGACCTCTTGAGAGAGGTACTTGTCCTTCCAGTAGCCAGTGATGGTCGTCGGGTCTTCACAGGCTCCAAGGATTGTCGCTGTGGCTTCAGGGTTGCCTGGATACCAGGTGAACTCTACACGCTGCTTCGTCGTCAGCTCGAATGGTCGATAGGGCAAGGCGCGATCAACCAGGACGACGGCGCGCTCTTGTCCTGTTAGCTCCGTGATCGCGAAAGCTGAGGCGGTGTTGACAACAGAAGGCATCACCGCACCCCGAAGATCGGTTCAAGCCCAGACTGAAGCCGCTGCTCACCCAGTCTGCCGACGTCGTCCGCAAAGGCAACAGCAATACGATCTGGGTCAAAGCCCTCCGCGAATCTCTGCAAGATGTCGAAGCGTGAGTACCGGAAGTCCTGATGCACGCTGGCGCTAGGGCGGTGCGGAGGAGGAGTCGGTGTGCCCGCACCACCAGCACCACCTGCCTCGTGCTGTCGCGATTCCGCCTTCGCACGCGCTTCCGCAATCGCGTTCGCGAGTGTCGACGCGATTCCGCCAGTCGGTGCGCGAAGTCCGAGGGCGCCGGATGCTGCATTGATCAGAGTCAGAAGAGACTGCGCTCCGCGCTCGACGTAGCTTGCGAACATCTCCATGAGAACTGCGGTCGCATCGATCGCAATGATCAGTCGGTTGAATGACACATCGGCGTTCTCAGTGCCAAAGGCCAACTGCATGATCACTCGGAGCAGGGCGAGTTGCACTGAGCTGAGCGCATTCACGATGCGGAACATCGCGGTCAGAATAGGGATACCGTGACCGATCACAGTATTGATCCTGGCCATGAACTCTAGAAAGGAGCTGATCATGGGCCAGTAAGAACCCATGCCGCTCACCGCGAGTCGCAGCGATTCGGTGAGCGTTTGCATCAAAGGCCAGAAGTTCTCCAAGATCGGATTGATCGTCGAGAAGATGTCTCGCATCGTGTCGACCACCGGACCCAGTTCATCAAGCACCGTCTTGCCGACTGAGTAGATCGAGTCTGCGGCAGGAGCAAGGAACTCCATCAACGAGTTGATCCCGCCGACGACAGTGTTGGAGAGATACTCTCCGATCGCCGTAAGAGCGGCGCCGAGTGTGGTCAAGTGTCCTTCACTGTCCATGAACAGGGCGTTGAAGTCGCTGAGCCAGGATTTCATGGCTTCGAAGAGGGGCGACGTAGCCATGCGCGTCATCATGCTGACCATCGAGGTCAGAGCGCCGGTCTGCGCGTTCCAGGAGTCTCCTGCGTCTTCCAGCATCCGCGAGAGGCCGTCCTGCGCCAGCGTCAGGCGCAGCACCTCACCGCGCTGCTGCTGTGTCAGGCGATTGAACTCTTGGATCGATGTGACTTGATGCTGCATCCCCGCCGTCGCCTGCTGAATGAAGGGCAGCAGCCGCATGAATGCCATCGACTGCTGATCAACCTGCCCTCGCCCAGAAGCAAGGGCGCGAGTCAGCGACATCCCCGCTTCCATCGACGACACGCCGAGCGTGGACATGATCGCGGTAAACTGATTGGTGAACTCGGTCAGATCTCGCGTCGAGCCAGAGAAGGTTTGCCGAACAACAGTCAGCCCTGTCTGGAAGACGTTGATGTAGTCCTCAGCCTCACCAGGCAGGCGAGCAGCAGCGACGGTGATCATGTCCATCGTCTGCGCCGCCATGGACAAACCGGCGTTGAAGTCGCCAGCCATGCCCATCGTCGTGAAGATGCCTGCAATCAGTCGTCGTGACTCCTCGAACTGTGAGTTGACTTCTGCGATCTGATTGAGCGTCAACCCAGTGCCCAACCCGCCCAACGCAAGGTTGAGCGGGTTGAACATATCGGTGAGCATCGAGATGGCCGAACCCGCCATACCGGCCACACCAGAGACAGCACGCAGCGCAGACGAGTAGGCGGCAGTGCCCGCCACCCGCAGTTGCGTTGTTACGATCTCCGTCGTGTCCTGCGGACCCGGCACACTACCTCCGCTCGTTTGCCTGCCTCGCGGCCTCGGCCTCTTCCTCAATGATGACGCCGAGAGCCCTCACAGCACTTCGCAACTCGCTGATGGGCACGTCGAGCCACGGGAGCATGTCCTGATGACCGTAGCGCCCAAGGTAGGCGAGAAGCTTCCACCTCTTCGCCTCAGCGTCGCCGTCCGCTGCGATCCAACGCGCAAGAGTCTCGGGAGTGACGACTAACGAACCTCGATCTCCCGAGACCTCAGAAAACCCGAAGCCTCATCATCCGTAGGCGAGTGCAGAGTCGCGTAGGCCGTGGTGCAGAGCGTTCGAAGCTTTGGGTGGAGCTTCTCCCACACCGAGTCGGCAGAGCCATCCGCAGTAGAAAGAGCCTGGTCGTCCAGTCGACGAAGCGACTCCTTCGCAAGCTCCGAAGCGATAGCGATCGGGTCGAGACCGCCTCGCCTGGACGCGAGGTTCTGCTCTCGCCCAGTCAGCTCGACAAAGCCCACACGCTTCGCACCAACCTCTGCCTGAAGCCTGGCCGGCACGGTGAAGTAGTGAATCACGCGCTTGGCGCTGATCACGCCTGCGGCCTTGGCGATTTCTTCGATCGACTGCGGATTGCTCATGTTGTGTTCTCCCGATTGCTGCAAACGTCAGCCCGAGTTTGATCAGGCCGTGATGATGGTCGCCTGTTGGGCTTCCATCGACAGAGAGACCTCGCCGTAGTCAGAGCGGCTGCCGAAGTTGAACGGCAACTCGCCGAACTCAACATCGGGGATCATCACGCGCGGGCGCTGGCCGTTCGGGAAGTTGAGCGTGACCTTCACGTTGACCTGAAGACCAGGAACGCGCTGCCGCGCCTTATCAACGATCTGCGTGAACAGCGCGAGGATGTCCTGATTCTCGACGTGCAGAGACATGCGGGCAGAGATGCCACGGAAGATCGAGTCACGACGATCCGTCGTCTCGCCAAGGTAGCCTTCTCGCAGAATCTCTGTCTGAAAGCTCATCTCGAACGATCGAATCGTCGTGATGTTGGTGAGCGGCACGCCGTTGGAGACGATGATGATCTCCACACTCTGTCCCTTGATTCTCTGAGCCATCGATCAACCTCCGAAAGCAGAAAGACTCCGAGAGTGCCGCAAGGCTTCTCTCGGAGTCCCTATCCCCTCTCACGAGGGTGCGGCCCGATACTCGCGTCCACCGCGAGCCAACGTAGAAATGCTACTGCGTTGGCTACCGCGGTGCAAGCTCAGGCGACGAGCGGGAGAATCTGAACACGCTCCCCGATCTCAGCCTGGAGAACGATGAAGTCGGACGTAGCAAGCGTCCGCACACGAATGATGATCACAAAGATACCCTGAGCCTCAAGCTCCGGTGTGTTGCCACTGCGATCGTCAATCTGGTATGCAGCGATGCGCTGCGCAGCCGGGTTGTTGGGGGAAAGCAGCGAATCGAGGAAGGCGTCGATCTCGCCGACAGCGGCGTCCTTGAGCTGCTGCGTCTGCGGCAGCTTCACGAACTCGACGAGCCTGTTGGCGCAGGAGTCCTGAATGAAGTCGGCCATCCGGCGACGGTTGATGTTCCTCTGCCCGCTGGTGAGCGAGCTAGTGATGCCGCTTTGGATCACGGGACCAACGGTGCGGTCAACACGCAGAGCAGCCACACCATTCGCACGCAAGTTGATGTATGCACCCATGGAGAGCTGCGTCACATCGATGCCGCGCTGATACCCAAGGATCGGAGAGAACACCTGCGGCACCGGAGCACTCGCCTGCCCAGGGTTACGCTCAGGCGGCAGGTTGGAGAGCAGCGAAGACATCCAGCCGTCAAACGCCTGATCCAAGATGCCGTCGATCGTCGTGTTCCCATCCGCAGTGCGCAGGCGGAAGTTGACGGCTTCCTGAATGAAGACGCGTGCGCCTGGCCAAGTGTAGACAACTCGCTCGTCGCGCGTCGCCCCCACACCAGGAGCCGCCGTTGCGATAGCAGCATCCACCGTTACTGTGCTGAGCGGTGGAGAGATGATCGCGACGCGGCCTACGCCAACAGCGCTTGACTCCAGAACGTGACTCCTGAGCTTGGCTGCGATCGTAGAGCTTTTGCGCGCCGCCCACACGATGTTGACATCGCGCGCGGGGGAGTCTTCGCTCACCAGCGCGTCGATCGCGGTGGTGTACAGGGCATCGATCGACGCGTTGGCCACGCGGTTGATTCCCTGAACAGCGACCGTGAACGCCAGCCCGCCGCTACCACCGGGCATGATTCTGCCGCCAAGGCCCGAGAGCGGATCCCACGAAGATCCCGTGAGCGCAGGAGGCGCGACGACAGGAGAGAGCGCCAACGCTGCCGTGTAGGAGCCATCGGCCTGCGCACCCGTCGAGTCGGTCAGCGGGCGCGTCGGGATGGTGTACCCCCCAACGTCCGCAGCGGCATAGCCGCCAGGCGTGGCCGCGCCGGGAACCAGTACCGGGGCCGAGTCTGCATCCGAGGCGAAGTGCAGACGCCAAGGAATCGCAGTAGCCGTGACGAAGGCGAAGTTGGCGCCGCTCAACTGCTCCAACGAGATGTTGACGCCCGCGCTTGGATCGGTCGCCACACGGTAGGTGCCCGCGCCGAGATTGCCGCCTGCGGGCAGCGGCGCAAGAGCGCCTGCGTTGTTGTTGCCGATCACGAGAATGTCGCCCTTGCGCGCACCCGTCGTGCCATCAGGACGAACGATCGTGGTCCAGTCAAACCCTGCCGTTGCAGCAAACGTCTGCGTCGCAGCCGCAGCAGCGTTGGTCGTGGCGCCGCCCGTTCCGGTAGCGATCGGAGACAGGGCAGTGAAAATCACACGCTGCGCCGCACGAATCCGGCTGGAAGAAAACCCAGCAGCTCGGAACTCTCGCCCAGCCGAAAGCGTTACTCCCACAACCGGAACAACTGGCGTCGTCACGGTAGCAGAGGCAGAGAGGGGCAAGGATCGGAAGTACCGACAACCGTTGGAGCTTGCCAGGTTGACCGGAACCGCCACCAACCGAGAGAACCGCTTGCTGCGGAGCTGCTCGTATCCGTTGCCCTGCGAGACTCCGAACTCTCCGATCGTCTCATCGAAGCCGCCAACCTTGTTGATCAGGTCGGTAGCAGAGAAGATCTCTACGGGACGAATCCGCGTGGAGACCACACCGCTTGAGTTGACGCTCGTGGCGTAAGAGCAATCGGCGAACTCGCCGACGCACGCAGCGACGCCAACACCCGTGCCTTGCACGCCTCCAGGCGGGGGTAGGTCAACGATGACCACACCCTCGATCTGCGTGATCACTTCATTTCCGGGAAAGTACCCGAAGCGACGGATGAAACCAGCCATGATGTTGTCCTCGTCTCTCCCGAGTGAGCCTACGCTACCCGATTCATGTTCTTAGCACCAGTGGCGCCGTTACTCTGCGTCTGTACGATCCAGCCGCACGTCCAGTCTAGGCTTGAGACGCGGCAACGACCGATCCAAGGGTCGGTATTGTGTGACTCTGGCCGTAATCGAAAAGGCGGCTTTGCGCCAGCGTCGCTGGCTGTCTTCGCTGGAGTCCAAGTAGGCCATGTTGTTCACCTCGTAAGAGGCGCGTGAGTTGAAGTAGTGCGGAAGCTCCAGCAGCAGGCCCGTCATCCACTCCACAGGGTTCAACTGGTCTTCCAGCAGCATCGCGAGAACCATTCGCTCTTTTGGATCAGTCGCCCAAACTTCGAGATCAATAGGTTGGACGTATTCGCTGACAGAGCGAAGTACCAGACCAGAGTCGAGAACGATCGTTTGCGGAGTAAATGCGTCGGCGTCGTACTCGCCAGGCTGCGACGCGTAGATGATTGCTGCTGGGTAGGTCGAGGGAACCTCGGGCTCTGCGTACACTTCGAGGATCTTGCTGAACCGAACCTCGCGACCGCCGTCTGCGACCATGCTCAGTTGCTCAAGGTACTCGCGCAAGCCGCGTGTGACAGCAGTGCGCGCGTCGGTGAGCCTCCGGTTGGTTAAGTGCTCGCGGTCGCCGGGGCTCCTGATCAGCCTAGTAGTCGTTGAAGGTTGCGGTCGCGCTGCGGGAACCGCCCGCTTCTTCAGCGATGGTGCCCCCCACGCCTCTCCAGAACCCACAGATGCAGGGAAGACGGTCCGACTGATCGCCGCTACACCCCACGCCTCTGCCGACGAGATGGCAGCAGGGAACACACCCTGCGTAAACGCGACATTAGGAGTTCCCCACGCCTCCCCAGACGTGATCGCCACCGGCTGAATGCTTGTGGCGACAAAAACAGACGGCGCTCCCCAAGCTTCCGCTGACGCAATGGATCCAGGCCGAACTCCTCTGCTGATCCTGGCAGCACCCCACGTCTCCCCAGACGCGATCCCAACCGGGGACGCACGCCGGTTCAGACGCGCAGTGCCCCATGCTTCGGCGGAGGTGATGGCGATCGGGGCGATCGTAGCGCCCACAGAGATAATCGGCGATCCCCAGACTTCCCCAGTCGGGATCGACGACGCGGCAACCGTTCGCCGCACTGTCGCAACACCCCACGCCTCCGCGCTTGGAATAGCCGTCGCGGCAACACTGCGTCGGACGCTCGGCGCACCCCATGCCTCTGCGCTCGCGATCCCGGTCGCGGAAACGCGCAGGGACAACTTCGCCGCGCCCCATGCCTCTGCGCTTGGAATGGCCGTGGGTGCAACAGTCTGCCCAACCTGAAGTGTCGGTGTGCCCCAAGCCTCAGCGCTCGATATCGCGGTAGGCGCAACTGTCTGCGCGCCTTGTACTGTCGGCGTGCCCCACGCCTCGCCGGAAGCGATCCCGGTCGCTGCGACAACACCAGGAGCCTGGAAGAGGAGCAGCAGCATGGGGGTTCACGCGGCAGCGAACGCGCGGAGCGCGCCGCCGTCAGCCGTTCAGAGACCTGAGTTGAGCAAGGGTCTGCTCGGTGGTGGCGATCTCCTCGCCGAGCACAGCCACCCTTTCCACGTCGCCAACAGCCACGGCGTGTCCGCGCTGCTGGTTCAGCGCGGACAGCCTGTTGCTCACAAGAACGATCAGGGCTGCAATCGTCATAGCGTCCTCCTCAGACGAGCGGAATCAGCTCTTGGCTGATCGTGGCGAGGTGGGACTGGAGAAGCACCGCGTCGTACTTGTCCGTGCCGTCGATCGCGACATACGCCGCCATGCGTCCGCCCTGCGCCGCAGTGCCCACCTGAATGAAATCAGTCGGCGTGTAGGGACTAAAAACCCGGTTCTTGGCGTCGAACCTGTAGATTTGGTTGATGGCCGAAGCCACATACACGTTGATGTATGTGTAGCGGCCCTCTTGGCCGAACGGGCTGTAGGCTCCCGTGGTGCCTGCGCCGAAGCTGTTGACGTTGCCGTCGTAGGTGATCGCGCCAGTCCACGCCCCGGTGATCGTGTTCGCGATGTCGAACAGATCCAACGTGACCGCGCCGCCTCGGAAGAAGTACTGGAAGCTGTGCCGCGCATTGCGTGCGGCGTCTGGCTGGATTCCCCAACCAGGAGCCCACAGGTTGCCCACAGCGTTCACAGCCGGTCCTGCCGCGAAATAGGTGGTGCTCCACGCGTCGGCAGCGATGGAGTTCGTCCCGTTGTTCACCGTCGCGTCGGTGAAGTTGTAGGTATAGGTGGTCGCCACGCCCGAGGTGCGGAGCACCAAAAGATTGGGCAGCTCGATGACGTACTTCGCAGACGTGCTCGGCTGCGTCGTCCACGCCGTTCCGAGCGTGTACACAGGACTCGGACCCGCGGTGTGTGTCGAGATGATTCGGCGCTGGCCCACAGCCGCAGGGGTCACTGCATCGGCCACGATGCGAATCTGGAAATTGCGGTACTCGTCGGCTACGACCACCGAATCGCCGGCTGTGGCCTGACCCGTGATGCTGCTCGCTCCAGTCGCGGTGGCCGAGAGCGCCATGCGGATGCCGCCCGCAGTGTCTGTGTCGAACGTGCCTTTGATCATGCCCTCACCGGGCTTGTTGTCGAAGGGAACGTGCTGCTCGTCGAGCACCAGCATGGCGCTGTCGGTGGCGATGGTCGCGGGCAGATTGGTCGTGCCCCTGTTCGCCAACGTGTTCGATGCGGGCTCGAAGCTGCGATAGATGCCTGCCGCCGTGGTGCCCGCGCCCAGCATGAACAAGCGACCGCACAGCAGCTCGTACCGGGTAGTGACCCCCGGCGTGAACGTCAGCGCCGTGTCCACCACGATCCTCGGCGTGGTTCCAGCGGTGTTCGCCACGATCCACCGCTCTTCGGTCTTACCGGACGCAGGATCAATCAGCCGAATCCTGAACCCCAACTCCCCGCTGCCGCCCCGGTTCGCCAGCATGTTGACCCCGACAGCGGTCGGGAGCGCCGTCGAAAGCGTGAAGGCAGTGGTCGTTGCGAGAGTCGCCGACAGCGTGCCAACCGCTCCGAAGCTCGGAACGAAGGCGCTGGTGCTGCCCGCGGCGAACGTCCCAGCCGTGAGCGGGGTTGCGCTCGCGAGCTGCCACGCCTTGGTCACGATGTTGAACCGGTTGAGCACCGTGTTGCTGTGCAACGAGTACACGAACGGGTTGCGCGTCGAGTCGTTCCGCATGTCGCAGGCCATGGACATGCCCGCTGCGTGCGCGTTGGGCGACGGGGCGACCTGCGCCCACATCATGCGATCGATCACTTTTTTCCAGGTGTTGGCCATGGCCTGTCTTCTCTCTCAGGTGATGCGGGCGCGCACGCAATCGGCCCACGCGCTCAAGTTGGTCTGGTTGACGAGCATGGAGCCGTTCCTGCCGTCGATGTTGGTGAGAC